GGGTTCACATACCGCCCCCATAGCCAGACTGCCGCCAGGCGTCGCCCTGGAGCGCCGAGTTGCGCGCGACGCCGGCCTTATCGGCGGCGGCGTCGAGGCGGGCCTTCTGCTGGGCGGCGAACTGCCGCAGATCGACCTGCAGGTTGCGGCCGTCCGCCGTCAGCACCCGCTGGCCGTTGACCAGCACCTGGTAGTCAGAACCGCCGAGCCGCAGCGGCATGAGCTGGGCGTGCGCGCCGAGCCAGGCCGGGTCGACGCCAGGCTGCAGGCCGCCGAGCGGTTTGAGATCGTCGGCCGACAGGTTCGCCAGGCCGTGCTGGACGGCGCCTGGCGCGAAATCCTTCGGAATGGGCGTCACCCGACCGTTGATCGAGACTTGCGGCCCCGTGACCTCCTGCATGGCCGCGGTAATGCCAGCCGTGTCGTTCGGGTCGATCAAGGCGTGCGCGGCGCCCTTGTTGGCGGCGTAGACGGCGGCGACCGCCTCGGCGACGTCGGAATTGGTCTGGACGTTGGGAAAGAGGCCGACCGGCATGGCGTTGACGATCGCCGAGCGCACCGCGCCGATCTTCGCCTCGACGCCCTTGTCTTTGAGCATTTCGCCGCCGAGCAGGATCTTCTGCGCCAGCGCCGGATCCTGGCCGCCGAGGATCCCGGCCGTCGCTTCGAGGCGATCGCCGCCGGCCTCGCCGCCGACGAGCTGGCGCACGCCGGCTTCGTAGACGCGCGGATCTTTGAAGCCTGCCGCCAGGGACGCGAGCAGCGTCGACTTGTCGGCTGGCCCCATCTGGCCCCAGGCGGTCTTAAGCGCGGCCGCCTCTTCCGGCTTGAAAGGCACAATGTTGCCGTCATAGGCGCTCGCCGCCTGCAGGGTCTGCGGCCCGCGCACGGCGAGGGCGTCGGCAAAGTCCGACGTCCCGATCGACTTCGGGTCGATCGGCGTCGAGCGGAACATGCCCTGTCGTTCGGCCAGGCCGATCGGGTTCGTCGACTTGGCGCTGTCCATCGCGCTCTGGACGGTCTGCAGCGTCTTGAGCCGGGCGATCTCGAAGCCGGAGACGTCGGGCGATTGCGCCAGCCGTTGCTGTTCGCTGGCGATCGTGGCGGCGAGCTGCGAGGGCGCCATCTGGTAGGCGGCGCGCATGATCGGCGCTTGCGCTTCCGCCATGTCGAGACGTCGCAGCTCTTGCGCCGCCTCAGTGCTGCCGCCGGCGGCCGCCTGCGCCTGGGTCTGGCGATAGGTGGACAGGCGCACGGGATCGACCGCATAGCCGTCCTGGAGCACCTGGGCGACGGGATCTTCGGAACGCGCCAGCGCCGCCGCTTCATTGAGCGTGCGCTGCTGGCGCTCTTGCTCCTGGCGGCCGACGTCGAGCGCCGTTTCCTGGGCGCGCAAGGCCGAGTTGCCGGTCAGGCCGTAGAGATCGGTCGGCGCGCCGAGCTTGGAATAGACCGAACCGATGTAGTCTTGCGTTTCCTTGAACGGCACGACCGAGGCGAACTGCGCCGGCGTCGGATTGTCGCCAAACTTCGCTTTGGCGTCGGCGAGCCAGGCGTCGGCGCGCGGGATCTTGGCGTCGCCCTGCCCCGCGTTGTAGGCGGCGAGCGCGGCCGGGATATAGCCGTCATAGTGCGCCACCAGGCGCGAGAATTCATTGAGGCCGAGCTGGCGGTTCAACGTCGGGTCCGACGTCAGCCGCGCCGTCAAATCGGCGTCGCTCATGCCGGCGACGTCGTTCAAGCCGAGGCGCGTTGCGGCGGCGCGCGCGGTGCCGGGCATGAGCTGCGCCACGCCGAGCGCGCCCTTGGGCGAGATCGCGTCCGTCTGGCCGGCGCTCTCTTGCGGGATGACGCCATGGTCGAAAATGTCGGCGACCATCGCCGAAGCGTTCGGGTCGACGCGGCCGACCGCCGCCCCGGCCGCGGCCGGACTCGTCTTGGCGAGGATCGACAGTTTCAATTGGCCGGTTTCGTCGACCGCCGCCGCCGCGCCGTTCTGCAGGGCGATGCGGCGCACTACGGGGATCGCGCCGACCTCGGAATTGTCGGGATCGTCAAGCATCGACTTCGCGCCGGCGGGATCGGCCTGCAGCGTCTTGGCGACGAAGGCTTCTTGCAGCCCTTGCGTGAAGGTCTGCTTTTCCTTTTCGGCGACGTCGGGATGGATCCAGCCGGCGCTGGCGAGGCCGTCGATCGTCTGCGTTCCCTGGGCGGCGATCGCGGCGCGCTCGGCGGGCGAGCCGGCGCGCAGATAGTTCTGCGCCAGCAGCGGCGCTTGCGTCTCCCAATTGGCGATGTTGGTTTCGGACTCGCGCGCGAGCGCGGCGTTCTTGACGGCGTTGGTGGCGCTGATGTTGAGCGTCGTGGCGTACTTTTGCAGCCGGGCCTGCGCGGCCGGATCAAGCTCCGGGGTGGCTTCGCCGATGATCGAGGCGGCCGCTTGCGTTTGATCGGCCGCGAAGCGGGTCGGCGCGGTCTTAAAGTCGGGATCCGCGGTGTATTGCGTCTCCAGCGCGCTATGGGCCTGCAGCAGCTTCGTCTCGGCCTGGGTGACGACTGTGTAATCGCGCGCCATGGCGAGGCGATAGGCGAGCCGATCGCCTTCACTGGCGAAGGCCTGCATCGCCTGGAAGCCCTGCGTCGGCGCCTGCGCCGGCGGAAGCGGCGTCAGGCCGGGATTGGGATCTTGCGGCTGATAGATTTCTGCGGGCATCAGTAGATCGGAGCCCCCTGGTAACCGAAGTCATAGAAGGGCTGTTGCGCACCCATGCCGAAGGGCGTCGCCGCGCCGGAAAGCGCGGTCGCCGATCCCGCGCCGCTCATGCCAAGCGCGCCGCCAAGGCCACGAATACCGGCAAGGCCGTGCAGCAGCGCCGTTCCCGCGCCGACGATCCCCGAAATTCGATCCTGCGTTGCGCTGTTCAAGTCAGTCGCCGCCGCGGAGCTTTGGCCGCTCGCCTGGTTGAGCGCGCCGGCCATCGCGAGCTGCTTATCGGTGTTGCCTTGGGCTGCGCTCATCGCCTGCACCATCAGCGGCGAGCCGGAATTGAGCGCGAGATTGCCGGCGGCGTAGTTCGCCCGCGCCGCGCCGATGATGTTGTTGACCCGCTGGTTGATCTGGCCGACGCGGCCCTCGCCCTCGGCGAGCGCCATCTTCGAGTTGGCTTCGGCGGTCTGCGCCGCGATCTCGGCCGCCTTGGCGTTGGCCGAGCCGCCGAATAGCGAACTTGCCGCGCCCATGCCGGCGCTGGCGACCGATAGTGCGGTGACCGGATCAACGCACATGGTCAGACCTCGTCGTCTTCAATGTCGGGCGCGAGCGCGAGGATCGTCGAGGGGTATGGATGATCGTCCTCGATCTCCAGCTCGACGCGCACGCCATGCGGGCCGTCCATCGGAAAGCTCTTGCGGCCGGTGAACAGAGAAACGGCGGTCGGTGGGGCTGAAAGCATTCCCGAGGGGAAGAGATCTTCGACGCCGGTCCCGTCTTGCCAGTTGCCATCATTGTCGAGCGCGCTCGACTTGGCGTCGCCGCCGAAGGTCCACAGGAAATCGGCCGCCCCGTGCGAGGCTTGCTTGACGTCGCCGCGCGTCGTCGAGCCTGGCCGCGTCGGGTCGAGCGGCAGCGTGCGCAGCTTCGCCTTGATCGGCAGGCCGGCGACGGCGTTGGAGACGTTGCGCGGCAGCGCGACCGATCCGCCGACAGAGACGGGCAAGTCGCCGACCCAAGAGCCGTCGCCAAACACGCGCGCCGTCGCGCCGGCGAGGTGATTGAGGCCGTTAAGGACATTGGTCGGCGCGCCGCTATAGGGCAACGCGCAATCGACGTACCAGGCGCCGGTCGCGTCGGGCGCTTGCGTGCTCGCCGGCTGAAAGAACGGCTGCATCACCTCGACGAAGCGGCGCGTCGCGCCGTTGATGACGCGCCGCACGATCATCCATAGCTCGACGCCGGTTCCATCGGCGGTCGGGATGCAGCACATATCCTCGACATAGCCGTTCGGCATGGGATGGCGGGCGGCGGCGATCACGCTCTGGTCAGGACGGAACGTGTAGCTCCACAAGTCGCCGTTTTGGCTGTAGCCCCAGCAGACGCGATTGGGATCGTGCTGATAGGCGACGCCGGCGGCGAGGCCGGCGAGCACGTGGTTGGAGTTGACCGAGATCTCGTCGACCTGGATCGTGTCGATGAGGCGATTGATCTTGGTGTAGTGCAGGCGCTGGCGCGAGACGCCGATGTTGATGACCGCGGCGTCGACGATCGCCGGCACATGCCAGGCCGAGCCCTGCCCCTTGTCGACGACCGCCAGCACGTCGGTTTGCGTCAGCGCGTCGAACATATTCGGGCCGCGGATGACCGGCTCGCAATCCGAACAGCCGACGACGATCCAGCCGGAGCTATAGGTCCATTGCGGCTGCAGAACCGTTCCGTCGACCGAAAGCAGCGCGCCGGAGATCGCGCTGTCGTCGGCCGTCGTCACCTCGTAGCGATAGTTGTCGCCCGAATTGCTCAGCCAGAATTGATACCCGCGCAGGAAGCCCATGCGCTGCTGGCAATAGGCGGTGAGCGTCGGCCAGCCGTCGACGTCTGACCAGGCGGGCGCCCACCAGCGATAGGTCGCGCTCGGCGTGATCGCCGTTGAAGCCGACGAGAGGCTGTCGGGCAGCACGGTTTGCGACGTCTCGCCGATCCCGAGCACGGTCGCCGTGACGTGCTGGGCGTCGGTGTAGGCGGTGATTTTGACGTAGGCATAGTCCTGGTACATGAAGCGCCAGGTCGCATAGAGCGACGGGCCAGCGCCGTTGATCTGGCCGCCGGCGGGAAGCTGGTCGCCGAAGAGCTGCGTCGGCGCGTTGACGCCGCCAGAGATCGACGCGCCGGACGTGGTTCCCGTCAGATTGACCGCGCAATAAACTGCGCCGGCGTTGCGGCGATAGAAGGTGGGGTTGACCGTCGTCGGCAGCGTGGCCGCGCCCCATTGTTCATTGGCGGTCCAATAGGGGATCGACCCGAGGTTCGCTTCGTCGAGCCGCCAGATCGAGCCGACGTGGCCGGGCTGGAAGGCGTTGAAATTCGCCGTCAGCGTCACCGAGCCCGAAACGCCGTTGGCGATGATCGTCTTCGTCGTGTCGGTGTTCTGCGCCTGATTGGGGCCGTTGATGTAGGCGTAGTCCTGGATCGTCCAGTTCGTGTCCGACAGGCGGTTGATCTGTTGCGGCTTGGCGAGGCCGTCGGCGGCGAAGATCGCGTTGGCGCTTTCGGTGTAGCGGATGTTGGGATAGGCCGCCGCCACCCAGCGCGCCGGCAGCGCAAACTTGTAGTCGACGCCGCCGCTCTGAATGAGGCCGCCGCCGGAGTAGCCGACCTTGGCGTAGCCGCCCGACAGAATGAGCACCCGCGCATCGGTGCGCGAGAACTTGAACGGCATCAGCTTGCCGATATTCGTCTCGTCGAGCAGGGCCGTGACCAGGCGCGTTCCCGATCGGCGGATGGCGCCGCCCTCTGGCAGCGGGATCCGGTTCTCGACGTATTTCGCGCCGTTCTGATAGGCGGCGAGATCTTCGCGCGCGTGAAGCGTCGGTTTCAGCTCGCCGGCCGTGAAGTTCGATTTCTGGATGGCGATGCGGGCCATCAGTTGCGCCAGCTCGTGACGCCGAAGCGCGCCTTAACCCAGGACGTCGAGCGCGAGATCGTTTGGCCGGACTTCTGCTGCGCGTCGCGCTTGCCGGCGTCGTCTATGCCGCCCTTCGCCATGGTGACGAGACCGGCGGTCAGGGACTTGTCGCGGCCGATGAGCGGATTGACCTTGGCGGCGAGCGCCAATTTGAACAGTCGCGCGAACAGTTGATCCCATTGCGCCGGGTTCGTCAGGCGGCGCGTGTACCAGACCAGCGGCGCGACTTCGTCAGTGTCGAGCATCTTGGCGACGGTCGTATCGTCGCCAGTCGAGGGGCTTTCCCAAGCCGGCTCGCAATCGGGATCGTCGCCGATGCTGAGGACCGCGATGCAGTCGGACGGCATGACGTAGCGAAACGACCATGCCGAATTCGGCGGGCTCGGCAGGGCGCTAGGAACACAGGAGTTGCGCGCGAATTCCCAATCGCGCTCGCGCAACAGCTCGTCGCGGATCTCGGCGAAGAAGCGCTTGCAGTGCCGCGCGGCGGCTCGCTTCGTGTCGTCGAGCGACGAAATCGGGGGCTCGCCAATATGGGCGAGCGCCCCGTTCGCCATGCCGGTCTCGGTGAGGTCGACCAGCGACGACATGCGATCAGCCGATCGTCAGGTACTTCAGGAAGCCCGTAATCGCACCCGAGGCGGTCGCCGCGGCGTTAAGCGTCGCGTAGACGTCGAGGCGCTGGCCGGGGTCGCTGGCGAGGCCCAGAAGCTGCCAGGCGCGTTGCAGGTAGTTCGAGACGGCAACGTTGGAGAGCATCGAGAACGTTCCGCCGGCGTGAATGTCGACCGCGCTCATCAAGGCGGCGGCAACCGCCGTGCCGAGCAGATTGTCGAGCCCGACGCTGACCGACGTCAGGCCGGCGATCGCCGGGCAATACAAGGACGACTCCGGCAGGATGATCGCGTTCGACGGGATGCGGCCGAGCTTGTAGATCGAGTTGATGCTGTCGCCGTTGGTCGCGGCGATGTTGAACGCCAGGGCGTTGACGGTGGCCTTGGCCTCCTGGGTCTGCGGCGTCGAATAGCCGATGCCGGCACTCTGTTGCGGGTAACCGTTGGTGTAGCGAGTCACGACGGCCATTGCGGCCTCCTTGAATTGGGAAAGGGCGGAAGGAAGCGGCGGCCCGAAAGCCGCCGCCGCCGATTAGCCGACAGTCTCGTCGCAGAGGATCGCGACGACCTTCTCGTCTTCCGAGCGGGTCACGCCGATCCAGTTCTCCATGAAAATGTCGATCTGGTACTGCAGGCCGGGATTGCGCTCGATGTTGACTTGGAGCGCTTCGGCGTCGCCGAAGTGAACGCCCGACTTCACCCACATCGGGCAAGCCCGGTAGGTGTTGGTCGGATCCAGGCCGAGCGGATCGTTGCCGGTCGTGCCGAACATCAGGATCTTCACGCCCATGAAGGACTTGACGACCTTCTCTTCGAGCTGGACCTTGCCCGTCCCGGTGTATTGGGTGTTGGTGAGCTGGATCGCCTGATAAAGCGCGGTGTTCTGTTTCCAGGTCATCGCGCAGAAGACGTCTTCGTTCTCGACGTCGACGTTGGCGATGCCGAGCATTTCCATGCCCTTGATGAACTTTTGCGGGGTCATGTTGCTCGACGCGCCGCCGCCGCCGAATTGATAGTTGTTGGCGACGATGCGGTTGGTCCAGTCATAGGCGACGGTGTTGATCGCGCCGGAATTGTCGTTGCGCATGTAGCGCGGGCCGAGAATGCCGGTGTTGATGATCTTCGCGCGACCGCGGGCGATGGCCGCCGCGCCTTCCTGCGTGTACGGGCTCTGATAGTCGCGCAGCGCCTCGATCTTGTAGTTCGCCGGGATCGTGCGCGGCCAGGTCAGGCGCCGCGGGTAGACGTAGACGCCCTCATGCTTGGGCGAGATACGCTCCTGCGGGACGTTGGTCGGGAAATCGACCTGCGCCTCGCTCGCGCCGACGAGTTCGACCGCCTGCATTTCACGGCCCTGCAGGTTCTGGATGGGCGTGAAGCAGCCTTCGTATTTGTTGGTTTTGAGCTGGACCTGGAGCTGAACGTTGTCCGAGTACGCCTGCTTGGTGACGGCGTCGATCGGACCATAATTGTCGGGCACTGCCATTGCCGGTCTCCTGAGAAAGAACGAGGGTCAGGGGGACGGCCGAGGTGCGGCTGGCGAAACCAGCGGGCGGGGCCTGCGCGGATTACGCCGGCGGTCGGCGGACGGCTTTCGTCAGGTCAGGCGGGCAGGCTTGAACGAAGCCCGGTGCGGCCTTGTGTGTCGCGTGAGCGACCGTTCGACGCGGGATGATAGCGCGCGAGCCTTCCCCGATTTTGCCGGGCAGGAAAAAGGGCGGCGCTCCACAAGGGAGAGCCGCCCAGGCGCGTCCTGTTTCTCAGTCTCGGCTGCGGTTATTCCGGGATCTCGCCGACTTCGAGCGCGACCGGCGGATGGCCGCAGCCCACGACCGTAAGGAGCACCGGCGCGCCAGCCGCTATGCGCGCCAGCTTTTCCGGCGTCGGAAGCCAGGCCGACGTCATGGCGCCGCTTTCGTTGCGCCGGATCATCAGAGCAACGCATCGCCCGCGCGAGCCGGTCTGATCCCAATCCTCGGGAGGGGCGAGCCGGTGCGTCGCGCCGGCGACGACGCCGGGGATCATGCGCCGGCCTTCCCCTTCGTCGCCTTCGCCTTCGGCGGCGTGGCCTCCGGCGGCGCTTCGTCGGCCGGATGCACAGTCTCGGGGACGAGGTAATGACGCATATCCAAGCGCACGGCGCGCACGACGCGGCCAGCTACGACGGTGAATTGCCAGCGGCCGCCGTCGAGGCGATGAGCGCCATCGGCGAGATCCTTGCCGACCTCGGGGCCGCCCTCGTGGAAATTCACGACGCCGGCGAGGCGCGACGGCTCGGCTTCGACGCGCTCGGCCAGCTCGCGAAGAACGCGCCGGCGCGCCTCTCTGTCAGCGAATGATTCCACGTGAAACACCCTCTCTTGCGATCGTCAGCGGTTCTTGACCTTGGCCTCGATGATCTGTTGCCACTTCGCGCTGGCGTCGGCGTGCTGCGGATGGCGCGAGTCGCCGAGCGCTTTCATGAATTCCGGGTCGGCCGACAGGCGGCGCTGCTCGGCCGCCGCCGACTCTGGCGTCATCGCCGGCGCGCCGCGGCCGCTTCCGCCCCGAAGCGTGTCCTCGCTCATGGACTCGCCGACCTTGGCGAACAATTTGAGCAAGCCAGGCGCGCCAGTCAGCTTCTCCAACTGCCCGGCCGTGTCGAGATCGACGCCAAGAGCGCGCGCGGCGCGCGAGGCGAGATCCGTCTTGACCGTGTAGTCGGCGCCCCACTCGTTTTTGAGCGCGGTCTGCAGCTCGGCCGACTTGCGCGCGCCCTCGGCGTCGCGCGCCTGGACCTCGCGCTGCATCATCGTCAGCATCGCATCGCGCATTCCCGCCGCCTGCGCCGGCGGGATCTTCTGTTCGTGCGCGAATTTGATGAACTCGGCCTCCATGCCCTTGTTGTATTCGAGGCCGTCAGGAACCTTGGCCGGCTCGACCTTGTAATCGGCGATCTCTTTCGCCCAGCCGAGCTTTTCCCAGCCTTCCCACTCGCCGAGCTTGGTCGGATCGGGCGCCGCCACGACGTTGCGCTCGCGCACCAGCTTATCCGACAGCATGGCGGATTTCAGCAGATCGGTCGGCTCTTTGAAGCCCTTCCCGGTCAGGAAGTCGCGGCCGGCGTCGTCGAGTTTCCAGGCCTCGTAAAACGGTTTCTCGCCGCCGCCCGCGCCGCCAGCTCCGCCACCCTGGCCGCCGCCCTGTCCGCCGCCTGGCGCGCCGCCGCCGCCTGGCGCGCCGCCGCCCTGGCCGCCGCCGCCCCCTGGTGCTCCGCCGCCGCCACCTTGGCCCCCTGCGTCCGTCATCTTTGGCTCCTTGCTTGGTCGTCAGTCTCGCGCTTGGTCGGGACGTAGCCGAAGAGCTGCGTCGGATCCGCGCGCACGATGCGGAAGATTTCGAGCGCCATCTGGCGCCGGCCGGCGGCGACGCCGGCCTCATAGAGCGAGGCGACGCGGCCGGGGTCGCCCCACAGGCCGCCGCGCATTCCAATGTCCGCGAGCACGAGATTGAGCCGTTTCAGTTGACCGTATTCGGCGAGCAGCGCCTTGCGCGCGTCGCTATAGGGCCAAGCCTGGCGAAACCAGCGCGGCAGGTTCATCGGAACCTCAGCGCACGCCGCATCCCAGCGCTAGCAATCAACCCCGGATGCAGCCTCGGCCGCAGGGGCGCGGGGAAGGCGGCGTGAACCGCGGCGCGCAGCCGGCGCGCTGCAGCGCGCGGCCGACGGTCTCTCATCTGCAGGGCCTTCTCCAGCTCGCGCGCGAGCCGCATCGCCGTCATCATTGCCGCTTGCCCCCCGGCGCGCCGCCAGGCCCCATGCGGCCGCTGGCGAGCGTCGCCGCCTGGACCGCATGGCTGGCGGTCGCGGCGACCGTCGCGACCTGGCCGGCGTTCTGGAGTTGCGTTTGCTGCTGCTGGGCCTGGGCGCGATTGGCGCGGAGCTGCGCAACAACCTTGTCATCGCGCATCACGCCAGGCGGCGGCCCGAAACTGTCGAACAGCACGTCAACGGTGCCGTCCGTGTCGATCTTATCCATCGCGCTCGGGTCGCCCTGCGCGACTTGCGCGACCGCGCTGACGAACTGCATCGTCGCCGCGCCGGTCGAGGCTTTCTGCGCCTTGGCGAGCGGCGAAACGAACTCGATCTCGATCCGCTGGCCCTGCATTTCCGGCGGCGCTTGCGGCGCAAGGCCCATGCGCTGCAGCATTCGCGCGCGGCGCGCGACGAACGGCGCGAGGCCGAACGTGTGGATCTTGGTCAGGTTGGGCGCCAGGAGCTGGAGCTGCGTCGCCTTCTGTCCCAGGAACTCCGTCGCCGTCATCTGCGGCCGGTTCAAGAGCTGCATCAGCGCGAACTTGAACGCGTCGCGGATCGCCGTTCGGCGCTGCTGGCTCTGTTCTAGCGACAGCTTGACGTCGCCGCCGCGCGAGAAGTTTTGCACGAGAGGCTTGCCGTCGTCGTTGACGGATCCATAGAGCAGCGCGTTCGGCTGAATGTCGGCCGCCGACAGCACGCTTTGATCGTGCAGGAGCACCGGCGGCTCGGCGGCGAATTGCGCCGAGACGATGTGCGAGCGCTCCATTTCGTTGAGCATGTTGGCGTCGGGTCGCGCGATATGCCCCGGCCCGGTCGGATAGATGCGCCCGGAGCGCAGCTTCCACGGGATCGAGTGATAGGGCATTTCGTAATAGCCCTTCTCGCTGCGGAAATTCCCGTCGTCGGCCGAGCAGTAGATGCTCGACCAGGCCATGCCCTTCGGGCCGATCGCGCCCTCGCGATAATCCGGGTTTTTGAAAACGGCATGGACGACGTAGAGCCGGCGCTTGTCGTCGATATGCGCCGCCGCCTGGCCGAATTGGGCCTTCATCTGGCGTCCGTACATCGGATATTCGCGATGGAAGCGCGTCAGGTTGCCCATGCCGTCCGTGTCGATGAAGGTCTCGGCGAGCGGAATGGCAATGTCGACGAAGGCGTTCTGACCCGGCTTTTCCGCCGAGTAGAGCGTGCCGAGGCCGAAGGCGCCGAGATCTCCAAAGCAGGCGGGAATGTTGACGTAGAAGCCCGAGCGCGCCGGCGAGACGGATCCGAACAGCGAATTCTCGTAGGCCCACAGGAAATTGCGAACCGGACCCCATTTGGCGAGATCCTTGTCGGCGAGACTGAGGCTCATCCAGCGCTCGGCGGGATTGGTCGCCTGGTTGAAGAAACCGCCCTCGAATTCGTCGAGCGCCATCAAGCCCGTCGAGTCGAAGATCTCGTCGGCGACGCGGATGCGCTCATTGCGCGTGCCAATGTCGCGCTCTTCCGGCTTGAGCAGCGTCGCGATCTCGCGCCATTGCGGCTCTTCGAGAATGCGAATGTCGCGCAGGTCGCTCTGGGCGTCGAGGATTTCCTGGCGTGAGAGCATCTTTATGCGCCGAACAGGGCTTTGTAGGCGACGCCGCCGCCCGGCGCGGATTGCGAGCCGCCGAAGAGCGTCGTCGAGAAGCCCTGGGCGACGTTGGCCTTGCGCATCGTCGCCTCGGCGGCGGTTCGGCCCGCCTCCGTGTCGAGATTGGCGTTGGCGACGGCGGCCGCCGCCTGGCTGGCCTGTTGCTTTGCGAGCGCGAGCTGCTGGGCCGCCGCGCTGCTAGAGCCAAACCATTGTTGGATGCACATGGTCAGCCTCACCATGGAAATCGACGCCGGGCTGGGCGGCTGGGAGGCCCCGCGTCAGCCCGGCGCCGGGGTCGGTTCGCGACCAGGACGGGTCCAAGCATACTGAATGAAGTCTTCCCCGTTTTTGCCGTAGCCGCGCAGACGACCCTCGACGACGAAGCCGAGGTTTTCGAGCCAGGCGCACGAGACGAGGTTGCCAACCCACGCCTCGCACTGGCCGCGGTGGCAATTGCGCGCGATATAGACTGGGATCGCCACGCGCTTGACCCAGCGCGTCGCGGCGAAGGCGATCTCGCTCCAGCGATCGGTCGCCACCATGATGATCGAGGCGACGCCCGGCCACATCAGGCGCGCGCCGATGATCGCGATCGGATCGAACTCGGCCGCGCACAGCGCCTTCATGGCGATGAACTGCGGACGCGCGGCGACCAGGTCTTCGGCCAGCGCCTGCGGATCGTCGAGGAAGCGGCCGGCGTAAACCTCAAGCGCGTCATCGGCCCGCATCAGGTGGATGACGGTTTCGACGTCGAGGCGCGTTGCGTCGCGGACGATCATCGGCCGTTTCTCCTGATCGGATTGTACCGCTGCGCCTCGCGCGCTTGCTTGCGCCGCTCGGCCAGCTCGCGCTCGCGTTGCGCTTTGAGCAGGCGCGAATGACCCTGCCCGCTCTCCATCGCCGCATAGCCGCCGGCGTCCATCGGGTGGCTGTCGGGGTTTTTCAGGATGCGCCCGCGCTCATCGGTGCCACGGATGCGGTGAAACGCGTAGGTTTGCGAGAAGCCGCGCCGGCAAAGCCTGATCGACGGGTCGAGTATCAGGCACGGCTGGCCGTCGTCGGTGATGGTTTTCAGCGCGTCATGGATCGGCTCGCAACGCGCCTTTGGCTCGTTCGATCGCGCGAGGTGAACAGGTCGGCCGAGGTGCTTCGCCAGGCGCTGGCGATCGGAGCCCTCTTCGGTTTCGTGGCCGGCGTGCATCGCCGGGTCGCAGACCGTGTAGAACTCGCAACCCTTGAAACGCGGCGAGGCTTCCAGCGCGAGCATTTCGCGGCTCAGCGCCTTCGGTCCCGACGACGTCATGGCGATCTCGGCGAGCCATAGTTGTTGCCCGTTCGGCAGGTGCTGCTGATAGACCGCCGCCGGCGTCAAGCCGCCGTCAATGCCTACGATGATCGGCAGCTCCTTGCGAACCGGGATCGTCTCTTTGGCGCGGTGGCGATCGTCGTCGTACTCTGGAAACACGACGTCGCTGTCACGCGTGAAGCCGGGCTTGTTGTGGACCATGCGGCGCACGTACCAGGGCCGGCGTTGGTTTTTCTGGATGATGTCGAGATAGTATTCGCGGCCGATCGCCGGATTTTCCGCGTTCGGCTCCAGGCCGCCAGGCTGGCGATAGAGCTTGAAGCCCGGCGCCGGGTTCTCGAAGAGATCTCGATAGACCCAATTCGTCACGTCGGGCGCGTTGCAGTCGCCGAAGATGCGGCCAGGGCGGCGCAAGGTTGCGCGCGTCGGCGCGCGCGCGACGCGGCCGGAGATCGCGATGAACAGCGCCTCCGGCATCAGGTCGATTTCGTTGAGATAGGCGTCGGTCACCTGCAGGCCGCGCGCATCCTCCGGGTCGGCCTGCTCGCCGAACGCCGCAAATTGCGCGATGAGACGCACCGGCCCCCACTCGTCGCGCCAGTCGATCACATGCTCGGCGGCGCGCGGCCGCGAGCCGTTCCACTTGCCGATCTCGGCGGGGAAGATCCGCCACCAGCTCGGGATGGTCGACTTCCAAAGATTGTCGTATTTCTCGCGGTAGACGCCGAGCGTGTAGGTGCGAACCCCGTTGTCCCATGGCACGAGGCGCGTTGCTTCGACGAGCGCCTTTTTGACGCTCGCCGTCGTCTTCGCCGAGCCGACCGGGCCGTTGATAACCGGAACGTCTTCGGTCGACAGAATGAACGCGTCGGAGATCGGCCCGGCGCTCGACAAGAGCGCGTTGCCCTCCGGCGAGCGCTTCAAAACGTCGTCGTCGAGTGAGCCGAAGACGCTCGCCATCAGGTGCGCCAGGCGCCGGAGATCGGGCAGCTCTCGCCCAGCACCGCGTAGCCGGCGAGATCTCGCCAATGGTCGGGATGATCGGCGTCGCCGCAGAGGATCCGCGCGACCTTGTCGGCGTTCGCTTCGAGCGCCTGGCGCTGGCCGTCCGTGAGCGCCGACCAATTCGGGCTGTCGCGATAGGCGCGCTTGATCTGCTGCGCCTTCGCCGCCTGGATCCTGAAGACGCCATGCGTCCGCGCGCGCCCGAAGACCAGGCCCTCGACCCCGAGCCCATTGGCGGCCGGCGCCCCTGGCCCCGCGCCCTTCGACCCGGCCCCGGCCCCAACTCCAGCCTCGAAATCTGGTTCGCGTGCGGTCTGGCCTACAGGCTGGACAATCTCTGCCCGGCCCGCGGCGGCGATCGGGCGCTCGGGTTTGGGGGGCGGGGTCTCGGCCGACCGGGGGGGATGGTCAGGCCGCCGCCGATCCGCCTTGCGCGACCGCGCACCAGTCATTCCGACTGGCGCGCGACCACCCCTAACGCGTTGGGAATGCTTAGCTTTTGCCATTGTCACCCTTCCCCATCTTTCGACGCCTCGGCGTCGATCGTCGTAAGCTCTTGATTTTGTTGGTCGAGGTAAGCCCAAGGCGGAAGCGTCTCGCCGGCCGGTCCGACGACCCCCGTTCGGCCGCCAATGAAGACCGCGAAGGACGGCGCCGGCTTCCCTTCGGCGTCGACCGGCGTCATGGGCGCCATGAAATACTTGCCGAGGCCTTCGGCCAGGCGAGCCCAGCGGTCGAACGCCTCCGCCTTGCTGCAGGTCAACGCCTTCGCCAGACCTTCCGGCCCGAGCAGAAACCATTGCATCAGCGCCTGCTGCGGCAGGATGCCCCGTTTCAGCAGGTATTCCCGCAGCTCGCGGGTGGCGAGGTTTTGCGCGCCCTTCGGCCTGCCCCCCTTCGACCCGTTGTCGCGCGCCGCCTTGATTTCGCCGGTCGGATCCGAGCATGGCAGGTCGAACAGCTCGGCCTGGTCGCCGCCGCCGGCGGCCGCGGCCGCCGCAATCTCCATAGACGCCCCTTTGAGCGTCGCCTTGAGCGGATCGTCGCCGCTCATCGGAGTTTCCGAGAGTATTTAACCGCCGCGCTTCGGCGCGCCGATCGCCGCGTTCGATCGAGATCGCCGACCGTTGCAGCCGTTGCGCCGCCGTTGCAACCATAAATGATTGAAATCATATCCATTTTAGCATTCTGCAACAGTTGCAACACTTGCAACAGTCGCGCGCGCGCGCGAGGCCTTCTCCATCACCATTCCGCGTTGCGCCATTCCAAATCTCTCATGATGCGCGCGAGGCCGTTGCAAGCGTTGCACGCGTTGCAGATTGCCAATCCGCGTGCGATTTCAGCTTGTTACGGCTGCAACACTTGACCGGCTAAGCCGCGGAAAGTGTTGCAAAAACGCGCCCGACCGTTGCAACCGTCCCGAACCCTCGCCCCGCGCGCGTTCCACTGTTTCGCCGGCGAACAGGTCCAGGACTCGGCGAAGCATAGCCGCCGCCCCTTCCCCAATTTTGCCGCGCCGCGACAAGTGCCGGCAGCGCGCCAACGGGTTCGGGGCGAATGCTGGGGATAAGCGGCCGCCTGGCGCAGCTCGCCGAGCTTGACAGCCCTGAAATCAGGGCTTTTCCGGCGGTCGAAAGATTCGCAATTATTTTTTGCGAACCCCCTTGACACGGGTTTAACCTGTATGGGATTCTTATCGGGTCAACGGGGCTTCGCCCCACTCCAACGGAGACAAACGACATGGCCCGCAATCTTCATTCCGAAATCACCGCCAAGATCCTCGAAGCTCTTCGCGCCGGCGCTCTTCCCTGGCGCCAGCAGTGGACTTCGAAGGGCGCCGGCCAAATGCCGCGCAACGCCGTCACCAATCGCGCCTACAGCGGCGTCAACGTCGTTTTGCTTTGGCAGACCGCCCAGGAGCGCTGCTACCTCTCGCCGAAGTGGTTGACGTTCAAACAGGCGATCGACGCCGGCGGCAACGTGCGCAAGGGCGAGAAGGGGACAACGGTCGTTTTCGTCTCGACGATCGACCGCGAAGACGAAGAGACCGGCAAGCGGATCAAAATCCCCTTCCTTAAGGCCTATACCGTCTTCAACGTCGCGCAATGCGACGGCCTGCAGCTCGACGCGCCTGCGCCCGTGGCGATCCGCAACGAAGACCAGCGCGACGAGCTGGCCGACGCCTTCATGGCCTCGACCGGCGCCCGCATCACCCATGGCGAGGCGCGCGCCTATTACCGGCCGATCGAAGATCGCGTGAACCTGCCCCCCTTCGAGACCTTCGAAAGCGCCAGCGCCTACTACTGCACCGCCTTCCACGAATTGACCCACTGGACGGGCGCCGCGCAACGGCTCGACCGCGTCAAGGGCAAGCGTTACGGCGATCGCGAATACTCGTTCGAAGAGCTGGTCGCCGAGCTGGGCGCCGCCTTCTGCTGCGCTGAATTCGGCTTCGACAACGCCGAGCTGGCGAATTCGGCCGCCTACATCGAGGGATTTATCAAGCTGCTCGAAGACCACGACCGCGCCTTCATCGCCGCGGCCAGCGCCGCCAGCAAGGCCGTCGAATACATGCGCGGCCTGGCGCTCGCCGAAGAGGCCGACCAGGTGCTCGACGTCGCGGCCTGATCGCCAGCCCGAGCCGGCCCGCGCGGCCGGCTCTCACGGGCGATCCGACCCGACAAGTAGGAGTTGCGACCATGGCGAATAAACGCTTCCAGGACCGCCAGCGCCGGCTACGCCAGGCGCTCGCCCCCATCACCGCCGCCCTGCCCGTCGTCGGCCTTCCCGACGCGCGCCAGGTGCTCCAGCACGAGGCCAACAAGCCCTTGCAAGGGCCGGCCGGCGAGTTGCAGCATGGCGGCCTGTTCGGCGATGGTCACCGGCAGAAGGAGCTATTCGAATGACCGGCGAGGAATTGAGACACGCGCGCGCCCGATTGGGCGCGCTTTGGCGTTTGGGGCGCCCCGTCGCTTTGACCGAACTCGGCCGGATCCTCGGCCTCGAAGGTCGCGACCAGGGCGCTACCGTGCGCGATTGGGAACGCGGCAAGAGCCCTATTCGCGGCCCGACCGCCTTGGCGGTTCGCGCCATGCTCGACGGCTGGCGGCCGAAGGAGCTGGAGACGTTCTTGCGCCGCTAGGCGCTATGCCACAGCAGCGCCGCGACCAGGTGCAGGCCCAACAGCGCCACACCCCATCGCGCCAGCTCACGCCAGGCCGCAAGGCCGCCTGGCGCATAGGGCGCCGGCGGCCAGAAGCGCGCGAACGCCCAAAGCGTCGCGCCGATCCAGGCGCCCCAAATGGCG